CCAGCTGAAAACAAAAGATTAGTTGCTGCGGTTGATGTGTACGAATCTGATTTCGGTGCTTTACAAGTAACACCAAACAGATTTCAAAGAGCTAGAGATGCTTTTGTAATCACTCCAGATTTATTTGCTGTAGCTTTCTTAAGAGATTTCTCTTTAGAAGATTTAGCAAAAACTGGTGATGCTATGAAGCAATTCTTGTTAGTTGAGTACACTCTTGAATCTAGAAACGAATCTGGTTCAGGAATTGTTGCAGACTTAACAACATCATAATAAACCAAAAATATAGGGGGGATTATTCTCCCCTATATCTAACTTAACTTAGTTTGGTCTTTGAAGTCTAAAGACGGAACGAAGCAAACATAGGAAAAAAAATGCGAACACTTAATGACTACTTTTTAACTGCTAGATTAGCTGACGTATCAGCTGCTAGTTCAGTTAACATTGCTGTACCTGATGACGGAAAAATTATTAAAATTATTTCTGTATTAGGTGGAGCAATCACAACAGCTAATGCTGCTGTAACAACTGCTATAAATGGAACTACTGTAACAGGTGGTGGATTTACAGTTGCTCACTCAGGATCAGCTGCTGGAGACATTGATACTGCTGAACCAACAGCTGCTAACAATGTTTCTGAGGGTCAATATATAACTATTACATCTGATGGTGGATCTTCAACATCTCAACCAATAGACATAACTGTTATCATTAGACGATAATTATAGTGGGGATAGCAATATCCCCATTTAACTAGGAGAAAAAAATGGCTAAGAAAAAAAAAGAATTAAGTTTAGATGATAGAATTGATAGTATCATTGATCTATTAGAGGATTTAAGATACGAACAATCAAAGAAAAAGGAGTGTGAGAATTGTGAAGATGATGACCACACAAATATTAACGATGAAGATGAGGAGAATGAATAATGGCAGGTCATAGTACAGATCCAGCTTTTGCTGTAGTATCTAATGAAAATGTTGCTTATACAGGAACAGCTGCGGCTAGCGCTGCTTTCGCTTCTGGAATACATCATATTAGAATTGTAGCATCAACTGCTGCTTATTATAAAATAGCAGGAACACCAGTTGCAACTTCTAGTGATACATATTTACCAGCAAACGTAATTGAGATTATCAAAGTAAATCCAGGTCAGAAAATTAGCTTTATACAAGTTGCTTCTGCCGGAACTGCTTCTGTTAGTCAAATGTCTAAATAATAAAATACATTTAGATAAGTTAGACTGTGAGTAAGGTAGTTGAAAAAGAAGGTTTAATGACAACCACTTATCATCAAGAAAAAGATAAGGTTGTTATTGAAAGAAACATAGATTACAAACCCATTGTTGAGCATAATAAAAAATTATACACAGAAAACAATGGCTATTCTAAATCTAAAGATTTAAAAAGAGTTGCTTCTATTCCAACTTTAGTTTTAGAAATTTGGTCTAAAGAATATAATGGTGATTCAAATTGGTTTGCTTTACCATCTGATGTTCAAAAAAAAATATTAAAAAAAAAATTAAACAGTTCTGAATTTCAATTTTTCAGAACAGCACCAGGTAGATTATAATGGCTTTAAGCACATACACAGAATTAAAAACAACAATAGCTAATTGGTTAAACAGAACAGATTTAACTTCTGAAATATCAGATGACTTTATTGTTCTTACTGAAGCAGATTTAAATGCTAAATTAAGAATACGTCAGATGCATGACCAGGCAACTATTACGATTAATGAAGAAACTGAAAGCGTACCTACAGGATTTTTACAAGTAAGAGATTTTTATATTTTAAGTAATGGTCAAAAGTTTCCAATGACTTTTATTTCACCAGCTCAAATGGATTCTGTTAAAGCATCATCAACAACTGGTGTTCCAAGTTCATACACTATATTAGGTTCAACATTTAGATTTGCACCTAGACCAGATAATACTTATACTGGTATATTAAATTTTTATAAAAAGTTCACAGCATTATCATCTCAAAATACTTCTAACTATATTTTAGCTGACCACCCTGCTGTTTATTTATATGGTAGTTTATTTCATGCTGCTAATTTCTTAGGTGGTTTTGATCCTAACCAAGTTCAACAATGGTCGCAAATGTATCAAACAGCTCTTGAAAGAATTGAATTAAATGATAGAGAAGATTCTTTTTCTGGATCTCCATTACAAATTAGATCCGATGTTACAGTTGGTTCTCCATTTACAAGACGATACGTTACAACAATAACTTAATAATAAATATGCAAGTACCTTTTGGTGAATGGTTACCGGATCAACCAGAACACTTGAATCCAGGAGCAAACGTTGCTAAGAATGTATATTATGCTTTACAAGGTTATAAACCATTTAAAAGTTTGGTTGCTTATAGCTCCAATACGGCTACAACAAATTCTAAGGGTGCTGGGTCATTCAGAGATAATACTAATACTGTTTTTAATTTTGTTGCAACTAAAGATACCATTTACGAATTAAGTTCAGGTTCTTTTACTGAAGTAGGAGCAAAAGGTTTATTATTAAATAATTCATTTGCAACCTGCACAATTACAGTTTCTGATTATGCAAATATTGCAGCTAGTAAAACAATTACTTTAACTAAAAATAATGGAACGTCAGTAGTATTTACTTCTACTCTTGGTTCTCCTGGTGCATTAGAATTTCAAGTTCAAACAAATAATAATACTACAGCTACAAATTTAAAAAATACTATTGATGCTCATGCAGATTTTTCTGCAACTGTCGTTGGAGCAGTCGTTACAGTAACAAGAGGTGCTGTAGGTAGAAATAATTTAACAACAGTATCTACTGATACAGTAAGATTAACAACTACAAACTTTACTGGTGGTACTCCATTAACAGGTGGCGATACAGACTTTGTTACATTTACACAATTTGGAAATTACGTTATAGCAAGCAACGGAGTGGATGCCCCACAATATTATTTAATGGGAACATCTACTGCATTTAATAATTTATCTGCTATTGCAACAGATGGTAGTCCACCTTTATTTAGAGTATCAGGAGTTATTAGAGATTTTTTAGTTACCGGAAACATATCTAACGCAACAAATAGAATTCAATGGTCTGGTATAAATGATATTTCAACTTGGACTGAGGGTTCTAAATCAGCAGATTTTCAAGATTTACCAGGTTCAGGCGGTAGAGTTGTAGCAATTACATCAGGCGAAGTGGGTTATGTATTTAGACAAAACCAAATTATTCGTATTGACTTTGTAGGTGGTGCAACAATATTTAGATTATCAGTTATATCTCCAAACAGAGGTGCAGTTTATGGAAAGACTGTTTGTCAAGATAATAGAAGAGTTTTCTTTTATGCTGATGACGGATTTTTTCAAATAGACGGTGATAACATTATTGCTATTGGCGCAGAAAAAGTTAATAGATTTTTTGATGCTGATTTAAATAAAGCATATACAGATAGAATTGTTGCAACCGTTGACCCATTTAATCAACTTGCTTTATGGTTATATCCTTCAGTTGCAAATACAAATAATACAACTGGTATTTGTGATAGAATTTTAATCTATAATTATGCAACTCAGAAATGGTCTATTGCAGAAGTTAATGCTAGCCAAATATTTTCTCAGTTCGTTGGTGCATATACTGTAGAATTAATGGATATTATATCTACTAACTTAGATAATATTAATATTGCATTAGACACAGATTTTTGGAATGGTGGACAATTATATTTAGGTGCAATTGATAATGATTTTAAAGCAGCTATATTTGCAGGCAATGCTTTAGAAGCTGAAATTGAAACTAGAGAATTAGAAATATTTCCAAACTCAAGATCTAATATTACTGGTATTAGACCCATTGTTGATGCAACGGCAACGGTTACTATTAAAACAAGAGAACGTCTTGCAGATACAGAAGCTGAATCAACAAGCTCTACAATGACTAATAGTGGATTAAACCCTGTTAGAAAATCAGGTAGATATATTAGAGCTAATGTTAAGATAGCATCTGGTACTAACTGGAATCATGCACAAGGCATTGATATTATTGCAAGTAGAGCAGGATATAGATAATGGTAGATATTGTTGAAAAAGATTTAGATAATGTTAGATATTCTTTTGAGACACAAGAATATTTTCAAAGACAGGTTGAAGAAGCAATAAATGTATATATAAATAAATTTAACACAGAAAACGATAAAGTTTTCACATGGTTTATAGGAAATTAATATGGCAGGAATAAAAGATTATAGCACTACCGCAGCAAATAACACTACAATAGGAAATATTAATACAGCAGAAGGAATGTTACCTTCTAATATTAATAATTGCTTTAGAGGTTTAGGTGCTGAGATTAGAGAATGGTATAACGATTCTCAATGGGTTATTTATGGTGATGGTGATAATGGATTTACAATTACTTATGCTTCAGCAACTTCATTCACAGTAGCTGGTGTAGACGTTACAAGTTTTTATCATGTAGGTCGTAGAGTTAAAGCAATAGCTACAACTCCAGGAACTATATTCGGTACAATTAGTGCAACTACATTCTCAACTAATACTACAGTAACTGTTGTATGGGATAGTGGTTCATTAGCTAACGAAGCAGTAGTTATTTATGTTGCTGCATTATCTAAAACAAATGATTCAATACCAGAACTAGTAATTACAAATGCTAAAGTCGCAGCAGCAGCTGCAATTGACGCAACTAAAATTGGCGGTGGCGCAGTATCTAATTTAGAATTTTCATATCTTGATGGAGTTACATCTGCAATACAAACACAAATAGATGCTAAACAAGCTACAATAACAGGTGCTGCTACAACAATTGTATCATCTGACTTAACTGCTAGTAGAGCTGCTATATCTAATTCATCTGGAAAGATTGCTGTATCAACAGTAACAGATACTGAGCTTGGTTATGTATCAGGAGTAACAAGTGCTATTCAAACGCAACTTGGAACTAAACTCACAGCTTCTAATAATTTATCTGACGTATCATCTGCATCTACTGCTAGAACTAATTTAGGTTTAGCTATTGGTACAAACGTACAAGCATACGATGCTGAACTTGCAGCAATCGCTGGATTAACTTCTGCTGCTGATAAAGGTATTCAATTTACTGGTTCTGGTACAGCTTCTACTTATGATTTAACAACTGCTGGTAAAGCATTACTTGATGATGCTGATGCTTCTGCACAAAGAACTACACTTGGTCTTGGAACTATTGCAACTCAAAATGCAAATAACGTTGCAGTAACTGGTGGAACAATTACAGGATTAGGTGATCCTTCATCTTCTTCTGAAGCTGCTACTAAAAATTATGTTGATACTTTAGTTGCTGGACTTAGAACAAGAGCTGTTGCAAGAGTTGCTTCTACTGCAAATGTTAATATTTCAAACGGATTAGAAAATGGTGATACATTAGATGGTGTTACATTAGTAACAGGAAATAGAGTATTATTAAAAGACCAATCTACTGCATCTCAAAATGGTTTATATATTGTTGTAGCTTCAGGAGCTGCTTCAAGAGATCCAGAATTTGATACAATATCAGAACTAGCTGGGCAATTAATTTTAGTATCAGAAGGTTCTACTCATGCTGATGATTTGTTTTTATGCACTACAGATACAAGTGCTACACTTGGTTCTAGTGCAATTTCATACACACAAGTATTCCCAAGTTCAGGTGGTACAGTAACATCTGTAGCAGTAGCTGATTCAGGATCTTCAGAATTTACAGTAACAGGAAGTCCAATAACTTCTTCTGGTACAATATCACTTGCAGTTAATTCAATTGCTGCAACTAAGATTGGAACAGGTACAGTAGATAATACAGAATTTGGTTATTTGAATGGTGTAACTTCAGCTATTCAAACTCAAATAGATAGTAAAGCAAGTAATGGTTTTGCGATTGCTATGTCAATTGCTTTATAGTAACAAATAATATAATAGGAAATAAAATATGGCACAAAATTTTAGAAGATACACAAACAATAACGTAGGTACATCTGCTGCAACATCTTTCACAGCTAACTCATACGATACAGTTGTAGGAATATCAGTTGCTAATATTACAGCTTCTGCAGTTAATGCAGATGTTTATATTAATGATGGTTCTAATGATATTTATTTAGTAAAGTCAGCTCCAATACCTGCAGGTTCATCACTACAAGTTTTAGATGGTGGTGCTAAATTTGTTATGCAATCTGGAGATGCACTTAAAATAATTTCTGATACTGCTGCATCATTAGATGTATGGGTATCAGTTGTTGACGATATAAGCTCATAGGAAATTAATTATGCCTTTCATAGGAAATAAACCTTCTGCAGTACCTTTAACTTCTGCGGATATAACAGATGGTATTATTGTTAATGCTGACATTAATTCATCTGCTGCAATAGCATATTCTAAATTAAGTTTAGGAACAAGTATTACTAATTCTGATATATCTACAACAGCAGCTATTGCTACTACAAAATTGGGTGCTGGTGCTGTATTACAAGTTATAACGGCTACTGATTCTACAGCAAGAACTACAACATCAACTTCTTATGTAACTGCTTCTAATACTTTATCAGTATCAATTACTCCATCATCAGCAAGTAATAAGATTTTAATTCTTTGTTCTTCATCTATTCAAAATGCGACTGCAGGAGCAGAAACAAATGTTACAGTTTTTAGAGATTCAACCAATCTTGCAGGAACATCTAGTTTTATTTATGGTTATCATGTATCTGCTTATGAATCAAATAGCTTAGGTATTAATTATTTAGATAGTCCAAATACAACATCATCAATTACTTACCAAGTATATTTAAGAACAACCTCTCCTGGAACAGCTCAAATAAATATTGGTAATATAGGTGGTGTTGGTTCAATAACTTGTATGGAAATTAAAGGATAATTATGAATACAATAAACGCAATATTTAAAGCAATTAGAAAAATTAATCCTAATGCTCAAGCAAGTATATCTGGTGAAGATATTAATACTTTAGTTTGGGAAAACGGAACTACACCAATTAACAAACAAGATATATTAAATTTAGTACCAGAATGTCTTGCAGAAATTGAAGCTGAAGCACAAGCTAAAATAGATAACAAACAATCAGCACTAAACAAACTTAAAGCATTAGGTTTGAATGATGCTGAGATTAACTCAATACTAGGGAAATAGTATGCTGCATTTATGCTTCATGTTTAAATTCCTTGTAAAGACTGTTAATAAAACTATAAGAGGAATTTAGACATGCCACTAACAAAAATACAATCACTAGGAATAACTGATGGCACAATAGCTGCAGCAGATATAGCTAGTGGTGCTATTACAGCTGCTAAACTAGCTTCTGGTGTAGGTGGTAAAGTATTACAAGTTGTTCAAGCTACTCATGCAACAGAAGTAACAACATCTTCAACAAGTTATGTAACAACTAATCTTACAGCATCAATAACTCCCAATAGTGCTTCTAATAAAATTTTAATTATTATTGCATTTCCTGGAGATAATTCAACAGGAAATGGTGGAAATGAAGGTGGTGATTTTACAATTTTTCGTGGTGCTTCTACTAATTTATTAACACGTGGTGGAGATACATATTATAATAGTGGTGGTGTAAATATTGGAATGAGTGTATCAATGAATTACTTAGATTCACCAGCTACAACAAGTTCAACATCTTATACAGTTTATATGAAAGCTAGAGATGCTACTGCAGAAATGAAGTCTTGTCATAATGGTTCAACAGGAACAATTATTCTTATGGAGATAGCAGCATAATATGACTGATATAATTAAATCAATTAAAGCAATTAATCCAACAGCACAAGTTAGTGTAAGTGGAAATGATATTAATACAATAGTTTGGCACAATGGAACTACACCAATTCCTGCAAATGAAATACTTGCTAAGCAACAAGAACTAATTACACAATATAATTCTAAAAAATACCAAAGAGATAGAGCCAAAGACTATCCATCAATACAAGAGCAATTAGATTTACAGTATTGGGATAAGATTAATGGCACTAATAAATGGCAACAAGCCATCAACGCAGTTAAACAGAAATATCCAAAATAAATGGCTTATATTGGCAAACAACCAGTTGTAGGAAATTTTGTAAAGCTAGATGCTATTACAACATCCGCTACAGCTA